CCACGTTCCGCATCATGCCACAATTTGTAGAACATGTTCATCCCGTGAGGGGTAGAAATGATAATAACCTTTGTGGACTTACCAGAAGATATAGTAGGATAGACAGAACTGAAAAACTGGTCAGCAATATGATTCGGAACAAACGCGAATTCGTCCAGAAATATAACGTTAAAGGACATACCGCGAACAGCAGAAGCACTAGTACTTGCAGCCAAAATCTTACTGCCGTTCTCCAGTTCGAGGGATCCTTTGTTCCACCCCAGTATACCTTGTTGCAACCATTTAGGAAGATTCTCGTAAGATAACTGTAGGCGTCCCAACATCTCTCTTGCAGTTGCTGCCTTGTTTGCGAGGATTGCGACATTTACATTGTCATTGAATAGTACATACCATAGTAGATATGCTGTAACGATTGTAGATTTACCAGACTGTCTTGGAAGTTTGGCAATATTAAATCTTTTCTCATGGAACTTAGTTACCATGTCTTCTTGGAAGTCATACATTGTAAATGGTATGACACCCTCATCAAGAGAAACAATCTTGATATATTTTCTAATGAAATGAACAGGATCTTGAGCGCACTTCAAATACTCAGCAATCTGTTTCTTCGTAAAGTTCGTAGAAACGTTTGCCTTTTTTAGATTGGGATTACCTAAGTAAATTTCCTGTTTAACTGCCATTAGTTGTTCTCTCTTGCATCAAGGTATTTGGCAACACATACACCCCAAAAGGTAAATGCACCAAAACATGCTGTTCCGATTAGTAGTTCCATTAGTCTCTGTCTACATTCAACTGGTGATATTGGTGTTCCAATAAACCTTTATATAAAATATCTCGCATCACAAACATTGCTTCTTGTTCTCTAGGATCACCGCCTGGCCAAGACTGAATAGATTTTTCTACACAACTGTGTAGTAGTCTAAGATCTTGATGATATAGTTTTAGATGATAATCATGATCATCTATCTCATCAAAATCTGGATGGTCGTCTATCATTGATCGGATTTTTTGTTAAAGTATTTGTTAATAACGTCAATCTGGTCTTGATACTTAGCAATCATATCAAGTTCTTGTTCGATTGCTTCAACGATGTTTGAGTGCTCACCAATACCTACTGGATGAGTAAGGTATACTTCCACATTTGCTTTATGCTTTTGGATGTCTCCTTGTGCATGAGCAATAAGTGCACGAATTAACTGCTCTCTCATAACTTTGGTTTATCAAATAGTACCTGCTCTATATAGGTGTCCGCCCAAACATCATCAAACCACTGACTTAACACTGCTTTAGTTTTGGTATTTCTTCTTTGTTGACTAACATAGTATGCTTGATCATCATATCGTTTCATGATATCAATCCATTCAATGTCTCCATCAGATTCCCGAACCATTTGAGTGTATATCTGTATGTATTCTTTGCAGCAGGCATAAAAGTTGTATCTATCGTCACTTGTCTTCAATTTCTGAAACTTGCAGTAAGGTGAAAACACATCTCCCCATTCTGGTAAATGCCTGACATTACTAAATTTATAGCGATTACTTGCCTCAGCAATCTTTTCGTACATATCTTCTGTGCCACGAACAGGAGAGATATCTACAATAGCAGCAGTTATATTGCCACCTGCACTTACAATATCACACCCAAAGATAGGTAGATTGTAGTTTGGATCTGGCCAAAAGACTGCGTGAAGTATCTCTACCTTAGGTGTGATTGCTCTTTCTAAATGTATTCTTCTCAGTCCTCTACAATTCCACATACGATTGTAAATGGAGACACCATCTCTATGAACCTCTGAGTATTCAGTGGCAAACTCTTCATTACATTCAGGTAGACCTATAGTTGCTGCTCTAATAAGAATATCTAAATCAGAGCAGAGTCCCTCTCTGTCTTCTAATTTCCCTAAGGTCATCAAAGTTCTTTTGTTTTGTGCCACCATCATACTCCCAAGCATAACCTTCATCAATCATTGCCTCATTGAGAGACATTTGTGCATCACCAATATATAACCATCCTAGGAGTCTGCCATATTTACCGACACCTCCTTTAAGTTCTGTTCTAATTGAAAGTTCTTCGTCGCCTTCTATTGCCCCCTCAAGTTTCTCCTTAAGCCAGTTAGTTGCGTCGATACCCAACGCTTTTTCTTCGAGATCTCGTGTCCTTTTTTCAGGTGTATCAACTCCTGCAATTCTAACTCTTTCTTTCTTGTATAAGTCAAACCCAAGATCAATGGTGACGTCAATAGTATCACCGTCAAGAACACGGTTTATCTCCGTCACTCGAAAGTTGTAACAACTCTTCCTGCTTGGGGGTATCATCGCTCCCATCGTTCTGTAACTCCTTAAAGGACATTCTTAGTATATAGTAGATGTACCAAGATACTCCAATGAGGAGTATGATAAGCATGATAATTACGGACCAAACAGGATCACTTTGATGCTCAAGGGGTTTTAATATCATCCTCTTTAATGCAATATTCTGCCATGTGCGTATTTTTAAAAGATGGGATGTCTTCCTTTGCTTGTCTTAAAGCATTGAAAGCATCTTCGGCATACTCACAAATTTCAAAATGATGCTGTTGGTTGTCATGCCAACCTACTGTGTAGTGGTGCATAACTCTCCTTGATATAGTGTATTATTTATTTTGGTTTGTGGTCTTGCATACCAGTATGGTTACCATCTCCTGGCAAAGCACCAGTAGAAATATAGGTAACAGCATCTACAGATCCCTGTAGTCTTTGTAAGTCTTTTTCAAGTTTGACGTACTCATCAAACCACCCTTGCAATTCATCCTTTCTTGCAGTCAGTTGTTTGATACGTTTATCAAAACGTGCTAGTAACTGTTCTGGGTTTTCAGTTTCTTTAGGTCTCATTTTCATAATGCTAATACCAGTTTCATTGCCTGACGAAGTTCTTCTGCGTGTTTCAGTTCATCGTCACGAATCGCTACTATCTTAGCATCATCAGGATACATTGTCAAGTACTTGTTATAAGTCTCGGCAGCATGATGTTCGATTTGTTCGTTAATGTGGTATGCGTTAACTGGAGAGATGGCATAATAAACAACCATGATCCAGTAGTAAAGTAACACTAAGTGTCTAGCAAATGCTCGATCAACCCAGTGCTTGTTTCCACCACGAGATTCCATCTCTTCAAGATGTTCTGTTTCGTTGAGAGTTTGAGCGAAATGTTCTTTCATTAGATAGATGTGCTCTGGACCCCTGAGACCTAATGACTCACGGAAATGCAACACACTCATAAAAGAAAAATAGGGTGCACGAGCAATTTCCTCAAGCACCCAAAATCTAGGTATGTCTCTCCCCCGATAGAGGAAGTCGATGACTGCCACAGTGAGAGATAGTATTAAGTTGTTAAATGTTTTCATCCAATCGCGTATGCTAGTGGTACTAGTTTAACTAGAGAAATCCCAATGATACCAAAGATGATACTTGCTGATACAATTGTATGTCTTTCCACTGTTTCAAATGTTCAAATGACGTAACTATTTATAAAGTAAATTGAGTATTTACACTTAGTCTTGTTCGGATTTCCTGTCATGTTCTTGCATCAATCCTGCAATCATTCCACGACGAAATTCCCATGTCTGTCCGCTTGTAGAACCTTTGCATGGGTTGATGCATCTTTCATCACCATAGTCATTGCACACTAGACCTGCTAGATCATGAGGGCATCCTTCTGCTCCAGTTGACCAGTAGAGTTGTTCACCCATCCATTTGGCATTACACTGGGGACACTCTTTTGCACTGAAAGAGTCCATAAATTGATATGCGTTGTTATAGTATTATTTATTAATTATAGCAAGATTGCTCCTATGAGCAACCCTTTAGCAAATGCTAACCAAAGCATTTGATAGTCAGATAATTTAAGTTTCTTCTGCCATTTCTTAGCAAGGTCTCTATCCCATGCAAGAAAACGTTTTAGCAATTCCATGCTCGTAGTGACTTAGATAGTCTATCGTCGCCTGTATTATTAGATGGTTTCTGTCTCTTTCTCATACCTTTCATTCTTGCACAGAAGGATGCCCGTCTGGGATTTCCAACCTTTTTTGAAGGTGCTTTAAGGTCAGATCCTGGATTTTCCTTTTCATAAGACTTTCGTCCTTTTTCGTTAAGTCCTCCTTCGGAGTTCTTTCCTGATTTTTTTGTCCATGCTGCTCCTTCTTCGACATGTGATGTCTCCTCTTTTTTAGCGCAGCGGTTGTACGTTTTACCAAAAAGTTTTTGAGTGCCTTTTTTCTCATAACCTTTCCAACACTTTTTCGCTTCTTCAAAGGAAGTTTCTTCTCTCTTATATGCAGGGACCTTAGCACCTTTCACACCACGACGTGCTTTGTGCTCTTCTCTACGTTTCTCGATAGTCTTTCCCCTTTTACCTTCAGGGTCAAACATACCAGGATCATCATGTCCAGGTCCACTTCTCCTGTAGTTTCTGATAGATGCTTTACCGTAATCGCTACGTCCTTTATCTACCTTTGCTTCATCAACTTGAACTTCTTCATTCTTAGGGCGACAGTCAGGTACTAACTTACCACCCTTCATTTTCATACCAACTTTTTTGTGTGTCTTCCAACATTCTGCTTGAAACTCAGAGAAAGTTTTGAGTCCTTCAAACTCTTCTTTCTTACTCTTGTTTCCCCAATTCTTTGCACCAACTTTTCGGCATTTGACAAGTGCACCGCTTGCATAAGCACTTGGCCAAACTGAATAACGAGATTTTACTTTAGTGTAACATGCGTCTTTTTCGCCTTCATGTATTTGTGTAGATTCTGTTTTCACGTTAATTGCTTTTCCTTTTCTGTTTGGGTTAGGATCTTGCTTTTGTTTGCGACGAAACGCTGAGTCTTCCTCATCTTTATTTAGGTTCTTTTTCATTTTACTGGAACCGCATTTAGGTTTTGTTGTCTGTCCAGGTTGTTTGGCACAGGGTTTCCCTGCGTATTTACCACCGAGTTGAACCCAACCAGGCTTCCCATCACTAGAGCGACTCTTAGAAAACCAGTCACGCAAAGAACTATCACCACTCTTCGTGCCTTCGGAGACTCCTTCGCCTCCTTCAGAAGACCCATTAGTGATACCTGATTCTTCTGCTGCTGATTCTGTTTCTTCTTTAGATGCATCTTTTACTGCGTATCTATCCCACATCCTACCACCATAGGCACACTGATTGCGTGTTTCTTTCTTACTGCATAGTCTGCAGTATCTTTTTTCTCCTTTAGTGGCAGGTGCACATTTCATGATTAGTTATAATGCATTGCAGGTTTGTTAGTTTTTCCAAGTTTTCCACTTCTGACTTTAGTTCCAGAAGTTTCTCCTTGACCAGAAGGATTCTTTCCTGCCTTAGATTTACCTAAAGCGAAAGACTTATATTCTTTACCCTTCTTAGATTCGGTATCATGCAGTCTTGCAGGTTTGTCCTTATCTTTAGTGATTACAGATTCCTGACCATGCTTTCTACCGAGACGACGCATGACTTTGCCGAAACGACGCTTCGACATTCCTTTGCCAGGACTTGTTTGGTATGAAACCTCACGTCCTGTGCCTTCGCCTGAGGAATATTTATACTCACCGACACCCTTTTTGTAACCGATGCCTTTCTTTTTAAGGTCTTTCTCAAGTCCTTTTCTACTTGCTCTATTTTTCTTTTCATCGGTTCCTCTGTCAGCAGAAATGTTTCCAGTCTGTTGTGTCTTAGACTTGGTTAGCATTCTAGTAGTGGGATTACCTTCTACAATGTTAATAAAATCTTTGTAATACATAACTTTCAATTGTTCTTTTTGTGCAAGTTTGTTTGCAGTAGCGTACATAACTTCTTTGTCACGTTTTCCGTAGAGTTTTTTGAACCTATGTTGGTTCTTTTTCATTCCACGAACAATACGTTCTGCCTCTTGATTAACCGTTGCCACGTTAACCTCCGACTACTTGGATTTCCTCAACGACGATTGCGCCAGAACCTGCAGTGATTCCAACTGCACGCTTTACCACTGCTTGCTTACCAGAGTATGCGTAACTGTAATCAGCAGGTGCACTAGATGAATCAACATCAGTACTAATACTGTTAGGAGTTACAGCAGTAACTTTCTTACCTACTGTTCCTGCAGATAGGAAGTTTGAGTTGATTGCAGGAGATGTAGAATCATCTTCTACAGCGATGAAATCATCAACAGAGAATGGATGAGTATTTGTCATCTCACCAAGGTTAACTCCAAGTTGATAATCAGCAGTACTATCATCTACTGCTTTAGTAATTCTTGCTTGACCAGGTTTTGCTCCTGATTTAAGGAGGAGTGCTTCGTTTTGTACCAGTGTGATAGCAGGTCCACCATTAAATGATACTGTAGATGCTGCAGCAGTGGCAAGCACTCTATAATATCCTGTTTGTACTACTTGATATTCAGTTGCAGATCCTGCAATAGCGTTAGTACTCAATACTTTTAATACGGGCATTGTCGTGTCGTGTTATTTCGTGTCCTTTTTATTTATCTCTTTTTGCTGCTTTAACATTTTCTGTAACTCAGCAGTGCTACCAACGAACAAGGCATTAGTAGTATTGTTTGTAATCTTAGTTTGATCATCATCAAGTTCTTTCATCTTTTTTTGAAGATCAATTAACTTGTCTGCTACATCTCCCACATTCTTGATGAGTTGCCCTGCCACCTCATAAGCACGAGGATGATCTGACGCTCGTGCC